TTATAGACTGGAGTTGCGCCGCCTTTTGCCATACACCAGCGACCCATGACGTCACCCGTAGACTTTGATGCACTCAAGAACAATTGTGTACATGTCCCCAGCAGAAGCATCAGACGTTGTGAACGTAATGTTGCCTGTCTTGCCAGTGGCTCCGGCATTGTTTGGGATGCCGCCAAAATAGTCGCCGAAATGCATGTAATAAGTCGTGTTCTGAGGAACCATCCATGCCATAACAGGCGTTGTGGCTTCCCACAATATTCTGACTTCCATGCCGTGCGTAGAAGACCAAACTCTATTGAGTTTCAAGCCCGTGCAAGCAATCCCATATGAATTTGATGCAAGTGAGGAAACATTCACCTTAATGACATTGGTCTCACCCGTGCCATCAGAAATGTTTGTAAACTTTTGAATGACGAGACGATCGCCATCAAGAAGTGTTTGTGTAGTAACTGTATCGGCCATTTTATCCTCCTAAAGGAAAGTGAGGGGGCCGAAGCCCCCTTGCTTATTAGGCGGGTACAGCGCCGATAGCGCCAGTCTGCGTAGCATTCGGGCCAGCTTGAACAGCAGTTAATCCAATTGCAATCACAAGACGACGAACACCGTTGGCTGCTGATGTGGCGGGCACAAATGTGCCGCGAACATCGCCAGTCGTTGCGGTAGGTGTTGTAGCATCAGCGGCCACAAACGTGCCAGCATTGTCGGCAACAGCATTGGCCCAGCCTGTGCGCAGCAGGTAACCAGCATCTGTGACCTTGTAAGGCAGGCCGAAGATGTCAAGATTGCCGATCGAAAGATTACCAGTCAGGGCAGCAGATACTGTAACGGCTGAGATGGTTTTGAAAGCTTTCTTGCCGCTGATGGTGGCAGCACCATTCAAAGAAATGGTTTCTGTCTGAGCTTGGCCCCAGAAATCAGTTCCTGTAGCAGTCACTGTTTGAGTGGTGTCAGCAGCATTGTTAGACGTTGCCGAGATAGCGCGAGCCACATCAAATGTAGCAAGGCCGTTAGTGGCTGAAGCACCATTGATTGTAGCAGAGCCAGCAGCAGCAACGGCCTGAGCAGCGCAAACGGCTGTTACTGAAAGTGTGGCGGGGACAATGTCAAAGATGTAAACTCGGCCAAGAGGGCCAACACCTGCGAACACGGTGCCGGGACCAGCCCAGCCTTGAGATTGTGGTCCATTGGCAGAACCAAGCCAGAGATCGTCTGAAAATTGAGGCATGTTAAGCTCTCCTCCATGAAAAGTTTGAGCGGTTGTATCTTTGCACAAAAAGAAAGGGCGGTCCAGTGGACCGCCCCTGTTATTACGTCAATTAGACGCCGGGGGTGCCGAAGACACCGCGAGGATCTGTCCAACCGAAGTTATAACGCTCTGTCGCCTTAAAGCGCATGGAGTCTGTTTCAAAGTCGCCTTCCATGCTCTTCTCAAGAGGACGGCGCATCATCAACTTCAAACCATCTGGAGCATCGGTCTCAACCCACCAAGCGGTGGTCGAGGTCAGACGCGACAGATTGGCTTGACCGCCAGACAGAAGACCCATTGATTTCACTGGGTTAATGTCATTATTCCCTGTGCCTGCACGCAGAACGCTCTTGAGGAGCACTTCAGCCTGGAAGACATTGGAAGGCGAGACAACCAGCTTGGTTGGCGTCAAACGGATCTTCTTGCCGTTGTTGTCAACGGCCTGACGGATCTGGATGAGGAGCTGCTCAAGCGAAGTCTGTGACAAAGCAGCAGCAGTAGCCAACTGATTTGAGAAAGTACCGCTGATGATCGGGTGATCAGTTGCAACGAGAGACTTTCCGTCACCGCCTGCATACGCACCATTAAAGGCACGGTTCAGGATGTTGGCGCCCAGTGTTTCCTTTGTTTCAATCAGAGACTGCGCCAAATGCTTGGAGTAGGTCTGACCGATACGGATATGATCACCGTCTTCCACCAAGACTTTCGTCAGGGCGAAGGCGAGACCATACACGCGGTAGAGGTAACGCTGAATGAAGAGCACGCCACCAGATTGGTAGGTGACTGCTGTGCCATCGGGCAGCTCGGGAGCTGAACCGAAGCCAAACAGAACCGGCTCTTCATGGTAATTGCGTGGAATGCCACGCTCTTCACGGAACACCTGCTTCCATTCGTCTGCGCGTTGGTCGTAGACGCCGTCGAAACATTCGTTGAGAATGGGTTCGACAATGGAACGGAAGTCCGTACTACGCATTGGAGTTGCCATAGTGAGGTCTCCCTATCAGAAGGCGTTAATAGTAGCGACATACTGATGCTTGGAGATCTGCACCTGTACGACTGTGTAAGCATCGCCAGCAGCATTATCAATGCCGTTAGCAATACCGATGATCCTCATCTGGGCATTACTAGAAGTAGTAATGGTGGCCGTACCGAGGGTAGCAACTGAATAACCCAAACCATTGCTAGAAGCAGCGCTGGCGAAGTTAGCTTGATTTCCGATGTTGGTCTGATTGATCGTGCCATCAGCCTGGATTGAGTACACGAGGTACGGATCCATGGTGTAATAGGCAATGATGTCAGTGGCGGCGGTATTGGCTGGCCAGCTCGGTGAAAGCACCGGACGCTGTGCGCCAGTCGGCAGATACTGACAGCCTGCAAACGCGCCGACGAAAGCATCGCCAGCGGCAGCAGCTTGAAGTGTGCCATCAGTACCCATTTTAACCCCCTGACCAGTGTAAAGGTCAGCGGCATAACCGGACAAAATCGTACCAGCAAACTCACGGATAGTACCGGAGGGGCTATATGCTGTACGCAGTCCGAACGGAGCAGAGGTCGAGGACATTCTCGTATCCTTATGCTATTGTTACGGGGATCCAACTAGTCGTCAAAGACGGGTCTAGGTGGGGCTTGGCGTAGGTCAGCCATACCTTCTTCCTCGATCAGTCTGGTTTTTGACGCACGGGCATTCGCGGCCATAGAATCATTGTCACCGACCATACGCTCTTCTTCTCTCAGAGGTGCATCGTGATGCGTCTCTTTCATATAGCGTTGATACAGTCGAGATGGCAGTTTTGCTGCCAGCATCTCATTGACGCCGATACAACCGGCATACTCGCCGGTCTTTAAGGCTGTGTATTCCCACCCAGGTACTTCTTCAGGCTTTATCATCTCGTATCCGAGACGCATCCGATTCTGAATAGCATCACGAGGGTTTGTAGTGGTCAACCAACAGACATGGTAGCCGGGGATCTGGGGTAGATCTGGCAACGCACTCTGATAGAACGCATTACGAAACATATCCATACGGTCGTCATCCGAAAGCTCTCGGTTTTCGGTAATAGCGCGATCTTCCATCGCACGGCTTTGACGGGCCGGATCTGGGGTTTTCTTTAGGCGTTCATCACTATCTAGTTTCATCCGCTCGCTCCTTGTTAGCGTGCTGCCTTATTATCACGATCGTAGGAGGAATAGATCTTAAGCATCCTTTCCCGCCTTTCTGGATCGTCCCAAATGCCAGCGTCCTTGAGTGCTTGCACCCGCTCGGGGCTGACATAAACTTGTCTCTTTCCAGGGGTGATGTCCCTAGAACCACCAACAGGCGGTCCACGCCTACCAGCTTTAGGTGCACTATAGCTTGTTTCGTCGTCATCATCAAATCGATGAGGAAGGCGTTCTGCAAGGCGCCGATCCAACTCGTTCCAATACTTTCTGCTAGTAGGATCAAAGCCTTCTGCAATTAAGCTGCTATCGACGGCCTTAGCGATCATGCTGTCGGGATCTGTGCCATTAGCATTGAACCAAGAATTTTCAGAAGCCCACCTAGACGCAAGCTGTGCTACTTCTGAACTATTCACGGATGGCACAGGTGCCGCCGCAGTCTGTTTGGCTCGGTTGATCTGCGCTGCCTCAGCAAGTGAGCGATCCCGATGGCGGAGAAGCTCAGGAACCTTTGAACCTTCACCGATCTCAATCGCCCTGGCTAAAGCATTCTCAGCAGCCTGAACATTGTACAAGGCACGTTGATAATCTTGATTTAACGAACCTTGTTGTGCGTTAAGTGCATGATCTTCAACGGTTTTAAGGCGTTGTGCAATGATTTTGTTCTGTTCTATAAGCCATTGCATTTCTTCGCGGGTCTTGTCGCGTGCATAATTTTGGGATTTTTTGCGCGTTTTGCGAAATTCCCGACGAGCATTTCGACGATTTTGCTCTTCTTCTGAGAGGGTTTCAGACAGTCGATCGTCACCATCTTGTCCATCACCAGCCTCAGTATCGCCTTCCGCAGCCTGTGCCTCAGCATTGGGGTCTTCACCCTCAATAATCTCAATTTCTTCTTTATCTCCACCCATGGTCTGTCCTTTCAGATATGTGCTTTGATTTCAAGGGGATCCTCAACATCGCCGACAATATTAAGGTCGTCAAAGATGACAAACTGAACCTTTTGATCCAAATCTGAGTTTTCATCTTTAAAAGTTCTCTCCCAGCGTATGCCGCCGTATTTCGGCACAAACACATACTGGCCCTTGGTGCACCAAATGCCTTCTGACCACGGCTCAAGAGTATTGCGGTTTTTATAGGCTAATGGTCCTAAATCCAGAACTCTAGCAACGCAGGTGTTGTCTAGTTCTGTGTCTTTAGTAGTCTCGGAAAAGATAATTCCACCGCGACTTTTGGTCTTTGCCCTTCTAATTTGGACAAGAACTCTGGATCCAAATGGCTTAATGCCTGGGTTGATCTCGGGGAAGAGGTTTTCTTCCTTATCAGTACTGGACCCATCTTTTACCAACATGACGGCTGTTGCCATGCTCCGTTCCTTCTTCTGCTGACAAGGCTTCATTTACAATCGCGAGTGCGCGATCTAGCCCTGCATAATGACCTATCCGGCGACCGTACTCGAAAGGTGAGCCGTCACCAGGCGACTGCATAGTTTCATGCGCTACAAGATTCTTTTCCTCTAGTAGCGCATTTATGATTATTTCCAGCATATCCCCACCCCGTCAAGGAATTATTTCCTTCCGTCAAACGCTTTCAACGCTGATTTGGCTGGGGCGTCATCTTTACCGCTCAAAGTCTTAATGATGCCGTAGGAGGCATGCTTGCTGACCATGTCGTTAGTCATGTTCTTGCTGGCGCCTTCTGGCTCATTGTTAACGGGCAGACCCATTGCCAGGCGCTTGTGTTGGGGAATAAGAGAATTGTCCATTTTAAACCTCAGGGGTTGATGCCATGGCCGGTGGTGAAGCGTGCTTTCTGTCCTTGTTCGGCCTCAAAGACAGCAAGTTCTTTTGCAGTAGTGTTATCTTCTGCATTCATCTGTGCGCGAGCCTGAACGCCGGCCATCTCTGCTTGGATACGGCCTTGGTCAATCTGCTGCTGGCGAGCCTCGTGAGCCGCCTGCAATTGTAGTTTCTGAGCATCAAGCTGATTCTTGGCCTGATCAAGAGCAGCCTTACGCTGTGTCTCAGCCATAAGGATCTGAGCCGGATCCATTGGAGGCTTGGGAGCCATCTGCTGCATGACCTGCATTGCCTGCTGGATGATTGGCGGCAGACCCTTGAGACTTTCCTGAATGTCAGGCATGTATCTTTGGCTTGCCATGGCAAGTGTGCGATCAAGTTCGGCAGACATCTCGTGATCTTCTCCGCCCAAAAAGCTGTCTAAAGGCTCGCCCGTAGCAGCACTGGCTTGTTCATAGATATAGAGCGAATACCAGTAAGCCATATGCTCTTTGATGTGCTGCAGGACGCCAGGAATGAACACAGGCCCAATAAGGGGGTTCATGCCAAAGATTGGCGAGCGCAGGTAATCAAGATGGACTTGAAGGTGAGCCAAATGATCTTGCATCGGGAAGGCAGCAACAGGACGACCCAGCGTGAGGGCCAAATTCTCATTAACTGCATTTAGTTCGATAGGCTCAGGGCGCTTGGCAAGAAGGCGCTTGGCAGCATCAGGGATCTTGGTGCGATCGAGGAATAGCTCCTCAACAGCGCGGGGATCATAAAGCTGGGGATGTGTGTCTGCACGCTGCAGAACCATCTGCATCTGTGCGATACGTTGCGCCTCAGAGAAGATGTTTGGATCAGAGACAGGCACGACATCCATTGGACCTTGAAAGTCCTTGGCCTCGCACATCTCTTCGCCAGTCACTTTCTTGATGTAATTATCATCAAGGTGCTGGGCATTGATGCGATGCAAGACTTTGAGGAACATCGCCATGGCAGCATGCTGACGGGCATGGATAGACGAGAAGACCGTCATGCCTTGCTCAAGCAAGGCCATGGTCGTGCCAACAGGCTGCTGAGGCGATGCTTGCTTGAAGTCTTCAAAGGTTGTGCGAACAACGCCTCTGGCTGCTTCAGTCACAAACCCAAGGAGCTGGAACAAGACAGGGCTTGGTGGATTGAAAGGCACAGCCATGGCGAGCTTGCGAACGTCATCAGAACCAACACCGCCCTCAATCTCTGTCACCTGGGTAGGCTCAATGCGGTCTGTCTGACCACCGCGATTGCCACCCTTGAGCTTCAGCATGCCGGGGAAGTTGTTGATGTGCGCACTATCAAGCAATGCACGCAAAGCGCCTGTAGCTGCGGCAGACAAACTGCCGATCATATGAGGCAGACCGATCGGGTACGCACCACGCCAAGGCACGAAGGGGAACTCGATGATGTGGATTAGCTCTTGCTGCTGATCGTCGTCTGCATCCCAATTGCGATAAATTGAGAGCACATTTTGTGAGCTGTTGTCGATCGTAACAATGTAAGGCGCCAGACCGAAGTTCTCTTCAAAATCCAGATAGCAGGCGATCTCGAAGACCTGGCGTGTGCCGTCTTCGTTGTAGGAGCTTTGCTCCTTGCCTTCAATCCTATTGTTGGCCTTCTGAGGTCCAGACAGATCTGGCTCTTGAGGCGTATCGAGGTTGATCTTGCGATACATGCCAGAGTTGACCCGCATCTCGAACTCGAGACGGGTCAGAGCCTGTGCGTGTGTTTTACGCTCTGCGCTGTAAAAGCTGGTTGCACTATAAGGCAGATAGACGTCATCGATCGGGATAAACATCGAGACAGGACGGTTCTTCTGGTCGTCCCAATATAGCTTCATGTACTGAACGCCGCCCAGAGGCACCTGCGTCTCAAGCTGCTCAAGCTCAGATCTGAACTCAATCATCTGTTGCGTGAGCTGCCAGTTCATAAACCTTTGCTTGCGCTTGGCTTTGTCCAGCTTTGCCTGAGTTGTATCGCCAGGGATATACTCTTTGACAGGGCCAGAAGGCGGAAAGATCTCTTTGATCACGCGGGATGAGTAATCGACACAAGCCTCGGTGAGCATAGGATGCACGACCTTAGTCGCACCCTGAAACTGTGCGCCACCCGGCGCATCTTCACCAAGACCAGTACGACGAAGGCCTTCCTCATACTGCTTATCACGCAGCGATCGAGCCTCCTTGTCGCGTTCTACAAAGTCGAGCAGCTTCTGGCTGATGTCGCCCAAGACTGAGCTGTCCATATCTTCAGCCAAATTGGTGTAGAACTCGGCATTCTGAGCAGCGACAGGCCCGCCCATAGTAACCATGGCAGAGCCGTCATCATTCTCCTCAACATCAGAGTTCTCATCTGCGCCGATTTCGACGTTTTCACCCTTGTCTTGGTTCTGATCGTCATCTTCCATGGGGTGTCTTTCTTATTCTGTTTTAGTTGTGGTGGTTGTCTGCTCGACTGGCTTATAGAACACATGCTCAGGCCGCTGACCGTAAGAGTAGAAGGCATCCATCTCCGCAGGCGTAAACCGACGACCCATGCCGGTGGCTGCGGCTTCCTGATTGAGCTGGTCGAGTGTGGCTGTTCTTGGCTGGCCGGCAGTTGTTGTGGCGCCGCTTTGTGTTGTCGAGGTGTTTTGACCGACTACAAACGTACCACCGCCGCCGCCTGTATTGATCGGATGCAGTTTCTTATATTCATCGGTGTTTTTCAAAGCAGCCATAATATCTGCCAGTGTCGCGCTTGTGCCAAGCTTGCCTATCCAGTTGGCAATGCCGGCAGGATCGGCGCCATGACCCAAAAGGCTTTGGTAAGTGTCTTGAATTTGCTTAACCTTCACGCCTTCAGGGGATGAGGTAAAGATCTTATCAAGATCCGACTGCTTAATGGCGCCGCTCTGAAGCTGTTGATTCCAATACTGTGCACCAGCTTGATCAGGCGCACGATAAAGGTATTTTTGATAATCAGTATTTAACAGATCCATATTTGCCTTGACGGCAGGATCTATGTAATTTGCGCCTGTGCCGGTTGGGCCGCCGATCAAAGCCCCGATATCAAACTTCAGGCCCTCTGGCGTGTTTGAGAAAGCCTGGCCGAGCTTATCGGCTGACATCTGGCCATTTTGAACTTGATTGAGCCAATAATTGAAGCCAGCCTGATCGGTATTACGCCCAAGCTCGCCCTTATACGCAGCGTTGACTGCATTAACTGCATTGGCATCGTAACTCAGCCCAGTCTGACCGCGCAAAGCGCCTTCTGGCGAAGCAGCAAAGATCGCATCTATCTGATCTGGCGTGATTTGCCCCGATTGTATCTGCTGTGTCCAATATGCAAGACCTGACGGATCTGCGGGTCGACCAAGGTTCGATATATACTTGCCTTGCAAGATATCAGTTAGGCTTTGCACACCTGTCACTGGCTGCACCGACATGTTAGACATGACCGGATCTATTGGCTGCTCCGGCATCCCTTGAGAAGCCAAGCCGTAAGCAGCGCCTGGATTAAAATTAGATTGCATAGGACCGCCTAGCTGACCTTGTTGGCCCAAATAATCAGCACCTATAGCAACCTGCGGAGGCTGTTTATAATAATAACTTAAATTTGGATCTGCAACCTGCGGAGGTTGTTGATGGTAGGAATTCAGTAATTCAATTAAATTTGGATCTGCAACCTGCGGAGGTTGTTGATAATGATAATAACTTAAAATTGGATCTGCAACCTGCGGAGGTTGCTGCTGGTAGAGCTGCTGGATATAAGCATCTATAGAAGATGTATTCGCAGGTGCTGATGTTCCATCATCATCCATAGCCATGTTGATCTCCTGTCAGCCTCTGTGCTGGGAAAGAGGCCCGATCCCAAGCGAGTAGGCCACATTCGGGTTCTGCGATATTTGCGATTGTATAGGACTTGCGTTTACATTGCGATAGGCTGAAAGGGGGCCTACACCAGAAAGGCTTGGGGCAGAGGCAGGTGAGGCCGGCGCCAAAGGTGACCCAACCTGATTATCGAAACCTGCAGAACTGTATCCAGAAAGCCCTGGCGGGACAGCGATATTGCCAACCGGACCTTGGCCATCGGTGTAAGCCGTGATCGGGAAGGACTGATCATAAGACGTCTGCTGCAGCGGCTGCTTGTAGGAGACCTGCCCGCCTTCAGCAAACTGAATGTTCTCGGGATTGTAACCAGTATAATAGCTGGCAATCAGAGGATTGCGCTTGCGGCTCCACTTTGAACTTGTCGTGGTTGTGGTCTTTGGACCTGCGGCAACGACGAGTGGGGTTGAGACAGTGACTGCAGGCGTTGTGACAACAGGTTCGGTCACAACGGTGCCGCCTGATGTCCCTCCGCCAGACCCGCCACCGCCCGTGCCACCTGTACCTGCGCCTGTACCTGTACCTGCTCCGATGCCAGTCCCTGTGCCAGTTCCTGTACCGCCACCAGTGCCACCACCAATGCCACCAGTGCCGCCGCCGACAACGGCGCCTGTAGTGCCACCACCTGTGCCGTCGGCGCCCCCGCCGATCGTGCCACCCCCAGTCGTGCCGCCGGTTGTGACGCCGCCGGTTGTGGCACCGCCTGTTGTCGCTCCACCGGCATCAGCAACCTTGAGGGTGTTGATCTGCTTGCCCATGGCAGAGAGGTATGGGTCATATGTGTAGAATGTCTGAGTGCCGAACGTGCCGACCTTTGTATATCCAGGCGCTTTGGCCCATGATGGAGAC